GGCGCGGCGTTTTCGCCGGTGACGGTGAGATACGGGGCCATACTCATAGGGGCATATCCGCGCGGAACGGCATACTTGTAGATCAGGCTGCACACGGTGCGCATATTCTTTTTCGTCTGTTTGGCGCGCGGGCAGTCATCAATGCATTCTTGGATGTCATCAATCTCGACCGCGGCCAGCTTCATAAATTCGATCGGTGCAAAATACTTTTCGGCAGCGGCGTAGCAATTCAGCGTGGACTTGTCGGCGCGATGCGTTGGGAACCAAAGCTCATATGCCTTGCGCCAAGTGATATCCTTTTCACGGGGCTTTTGCGTCCGCAGCATGGGGATATATTCTAAGGCTTCTCGTTTTGTGCGGAAGCCGCATTTTTTCGCTTTCACGCGGGTCAGCTTGCCGTCCTCTTCGCGGTAGCCTTTGGTGATTTCGGCTACCCATGAAGAGCCGCGCTTATAGACTGTGCCTGTCCCGTTGCCGCGCTTTGTGGCCTTGCGGTCGACGGATGCCTGCTTTTTCCCGCACATAGGACAAAACAGCGCGCCATCCGGCAGCGCTGCTTTACATTTGATGCAATTCGCCATGTCAGCCCCTCCAAAAACCATAGTCGGTGCAGTGCAGATCGATATACGCGCACCATGCGGCCAGCAGCACCACCGCGATGAACAAAATTAAAATCACACCGTTGCGGATACGTACGCCGCGCCGCATGATCTCGATGGTATCAGCCTTTGCATCCACATGGCGTTCCAACTCATCGTTTCGCGCCTGCAATGTTTCCTCTGTTGGCGTCAAGTGTTCGGAAATTCCGAATATTTCGTCAAGGGATATGCCGAGAGCCTTGCAGATCGGCGCGACGGTGTAAATGGACGGTGCTTTCGACAGTTTGGAAAAGAAGTTCTGCACGGTGGACAGCGGCACGCCGGAAGCGTCGGAAATGTCGTGGTAGGTCAGTTTCAATTCTTCTTTACGAAGTCTGCACAGCTCTTGGATGTTCATTTATATCACCTTAACTTTTCCGGTTTCCGACTACTTGGGGTGCCGAAAGTGGGTCTGTCGAACGCTGTCGAACGCCGTCGTGTTGCAAGGTTTTGGTATTGAAGTGGTAAGGTAAAGCGCGATAAGGTCAAAGCAAGCAGCGGCGACCGCTCCCCGCTGCTGCTGAAAAGCCCTCGCCGGTGTTGCAGAGACGGCGAGGGCTTTTACTCAAACCGCCTACGGCGCAGACTGCTGCGGCATTTTGCTATTAAAGTTTATGAGAAACCCTGACTTGCACACAGGGCAAGCGCTATACCCGAGCCATTCGCAAAACTTTGTGTTGTGCGATTGGTATGTATTTGCAGCTTTGAATACTGGGCAATCATATCTATGGTAGTAATTTGACCCGCTTACGATATACCCTGTCGTATAGTAAGTATCAGCGCGGTATGTTTCCAAGTCGGAAATCTCTGATTTAAGAGAGATGTTCGCACTTTTCAAATTGGAAATCTCCTGGTCTTTTCCCTTTAACTCGGAATCAAACTCTTTTTTCTCTGCATTCCATGCCAGAGATTGCCAGACATTCCCAGCGAGGCTCAGCGCAAGAGCGACAACAAGGCCAATCACCAGCGCTCGCGGCGCGGCCTTTTTAACCGGCTTTTCAGGGATGACGGCAGGCAGCTCCGGCCCTGACGGGACGGGATCAGGCGAAGCCGGAGCTGCCTGCGCGGTGGTGGCTGGTTGAACCGGCGGATAGTTGAACTTTTCAAAATAGCTTCGATTCCACCAATAGAAAATGCTGCCCCAAAGAATCGCAGGAGAAAAGCTGATGTCGTACCCATTAGAAAAATCATAGACGGAAAATGCAAATGCCAAAATAGCTGTATACCCAATGTGCAGCCATTTTAGAGCCTTTGATGAAATGGGGCCTTTTCGCAACCGCAAGAGAAGAGGCCCTGCGCCATATATGGAAGCAGTCAACGCGAGAGAGCCCAATGCAGACGCTACATTAAACGGCATAACATCACTTCCTTATTTTACACGGAAAACCGAAAGAACCAAGCTTACTATCTTCTTTATTACGCGGCGCTGGTATCGCGCGCGCTTTTCAAAATATTCCGGGTCGTTATACATTCCCATGAGAATCTACCTTCAATGAGAGATAATAGGTGAAATAACTTGAACGGAGGATACATAGATGAAAGACATCGACAGCGAAATTTTACAGGCGTTCCGCGATCTCAGCGACGAACAGAAACGGATCATTCTTGATTCTTTAGCGCCTGCAACTGTGCCAGCAGCATCTTCTTTTGATCGTCCGTAAGCGCGCGGACATATTCCATCAACTGAGATTCCATCGGGGAAAGGCCGACGTCCTTCGGGGCGGCGGCTTCTTTTTCTGCGCAGTCGTCCCCCATCAGCTCGGCAACGGGTACGTGGAAGTAGTTTGCGATTTTAAACGCGGTGGCATCCGTAATCCCCCCGCCATGTTTCCATCTTGTTACGGACGGCTTCCCAATATTAAGTTCGACAGCCACGCCAGACGGGGATTTTCCTATGGAATCGCAAAGTCTTACATAATTTTTATAAAAGGAGCTTGGCACATCCTTTAAATCCTCAATCGGGACAGAAAAATAATCCGACAGCCTGCGCAGTGTAATATCGTTTGGTTTCTTTCCGTTTTTCCACCCAGTCGCGGCAGCGTTAGAAAGTCCGATGGCTTCAGCAACATGCGATGGCGATTCCCCCTTTTGGGCGCACAAAGCCACAAATTTGTCATAAAACATAAAATGCTCCTCTGAAATTTATGCAAATCGGCAAAGTTAAAAAAGTATCTCAAATGTCGTTGACAGTTCGCAAAATTAACTGTATACTTAACTTGTGAGTTGCAAAAAGATAACACAAAACCAGACCCCGACGATTTATTCGTCCGTGTCAAGCTCTTATGTGGTTCGGCTATCTGCATAATAGCACGGTTAGTTAACTTATGCAACACCAAATTTGACTGCGGCAGGAAAAGGAAACCGCCCCGATGCGTGAGCATCAAGGCGGCTGCGGGGCGAAAATGTGCGAGTAGCTTCATCTTTTCTCCTGTGCGCTGACCTACTTTCGCCGGTTAGCTAAGGCGATGGCGGCAAGAGAACGAACGTCCTTGTCCTCGTGATGCATCAACTTGCCAGCAAGCGACGCGAGCTCGGACGAAGTATGTGCTGCGTTTCTCATGCGATCACCCCCTTTTATGGAGATAACCCCGCGAAAGCAGTATAGCAAACTTCCCTGCCACAGTCAACAAAATTAACAGAATGAAAAGGGAGGAATGGCTTTGCTTGAAGCATGGACTGGCCGTGCAGTCGGAAAGATGCACACCAACCGCATTTCGTTTGAAGAAGTCGCGGCTGAGATGGGCGTGACAAGAGCCTATATCAGCATGATCTTGAACGGAAGGCGCAAGCCGCCCGATGCGCGAAAGCGAGTGGAGGGCGCAATCGACGCGATCATTGAACGACGCGCCGAGGATAAGGAGGACGCATGACAGTGGAAGAAATGCTTGCATCGGACAAGCCGGTGCTGACACCAGCGGATATCGCGCCGGTACTCGGGCGGAAGCCCTATTCGATCAGCATTGCGGCGAAAGACCACCCCGAACAGCTCGGATTTCCGGTCAGCCGCATCGGAACGATCACGGTCATCCCGCGGCTTTCGTTCCTGAAATTTCTTGGATATGAGGTGGAGGCATGATCGACACGTTATTTTTCGGCGGTATTGCCGCTGCGGTGATCGCGCTGAACGGCTGCGACTTTACGACCTCCCTTGCCGTCATCGGCGCGTGCGCGGTGTGCAAGGTGCTGTATGATCTGCTGCCGTATATCGACAGGGGGTGCAGACGGTGAGACGGCACGACAAGCGCACGAGAGAGCAGCGCAAGGCGGACGAGGCGATGCTTTTTGCCGGTATCTGCCTGTTGCTGGCGGCGGTGCTCATCGCGGTCTCGGCGATGATGTGATGTACCGCTGCGAATGGTGCGGGCTGACCTTTGACGAGCCCGACGGCTTGCGCAGTCGCGAGAACCTTGACGGTGAGCGCGGCTACGTCCTCGTGACGGAAAAGTTCTGCCCAGACTGCGGCGCAGAGGAAATGTATTTTGAAGAATTGGAGGAGACCGAAGATGGATAACACCCTGATGAAAGTGACTCAACTCCCCGTGATCGAGGAGCATTTGAGGAGCCGGAAGGAGCAGACGGAGCAGCGCGTCGCAGAGGCAATGAGCCTTGTCTGCACCGACGAGACCTTAACCAGCGTGAAGAACATTCGCGCCGAAATGAACCGCGAGTTTGCCGATGCCGAGACCCAGCGCAAGGCCATTAAATCCGCAATCATGGAGAAGTACGACAGCTTCGAATCCGTCTACCGTGAGTGCATCGCCGACCCGTACAAGCGCGCCGACGCAGACCTGAAAGCCAAGATCGACGCGACGGAAAGCGAGATCAAGAGCCGCTGCGAGGAAATGCTGCTGGGCTATTTTCGGGAGCTGTGCGCGGTCAACGAGATCGACTTCCTTTCGTTCGGGCAGACCGGCGTTAAGGTCGATATGGCGAGCGCCAGAGCCAAGACGCCGAAGAAGCTCATGGAGCAGATCAAGCTAAAGGTGGACGGCGTGGCGCAGGACATGAAAACCATCGGCACGATGGGCGAGAACGCGCCGGAGATCATGGTGGAGTACAAAAATAACCTCGACCTCTCGCTTGCGATCTCCGTTGTCAACGAGCGTCACCGCCGCGCCGAGGAGGAGCGCGAGGCCGTGAAACGCCACACGGTTACTCCAGCAGCGCGCGCTGCTGGAGTAACCGTCGCAGCGGCCCCGCAGGTCGTCCCGAAGCGCGTGGAGCAGGCGGCGGTCGAACACCTCACGGTGTCGTTCCGCGTGACCGATACGCGCGAGCGCCTGCGCCTTTTGAAGCAATTCCTTGTCAGCAATGGCTATCAGTACGAATGATTATTTTAAGGAGGATATTACCATGAACGAAATGCAGACCTACAACAGCACCGAAGTTGTGAGCGCCAAGAGCGTGAACGCCGAAATGATGATCTCCCGTCAGGCGCAGGAGGTACAGGCGGCAATGGTCGTCGCCAAGCGTTTTCCCCGTGACGAGATCGAAGCGAACAACCGCATTCTCAACGCCTGCAAGCGCAAGAGCCTTGCCGAGCGCGCGATCTATGAATACCCGCGCGGCGGCGAGAACGTGACCGGCCCCTCGATCCGTCTCGCCGAGGTCATGGCGCAGAACTGGGGCAACCTCGACTTCGGCATTACCGAGCTGGAGCAGAAGAACGGCGAGAGTACCGTCATGGCCTACTGCTGGGATTTGGAGACCAACACCCGCCAGACGAAGATCTTCACCGTGCCGCATATCCGCTACACCAAGAAAGGCAGCGTTGCCCTCACCGACCCGCGCGACATCTATGAAATGGTCGCCAATCAGGGCGCGCGCCGTATGCGCGCGTGCATTCTTGGCATTATCCCCGGCGACGTGGTAGACGCCGCTCTTGCGGCGTGTACCAAGACGATGATGGGAAAGAGCGATGAACCCATGATCGACCGCGTACGCAAGATGGGACAGGCGTTCAAGGATGACTTCGGCGTACCGATGGAGTGCCTTGAAAAGTACATCGGCTGCAAGGCCGAAGCGTTCACGGCGCAGAGCATCGTGCGCCTGCGTAATGTGTATACCTCACTGAAAGAGGGACGCGCGAGCCGCGAGCAGTATTTTGATCTCCCGACCGTCGAAGTGGACGAGACCACAGGCGAGGTCAAGGACGAGCTGCCCGCTCCCGCTGACGCCCTCGGTACGCTGGACGACGGAAAGAGCGGCACCACCAAGCAGGTGAGCATGAATGATCTGTAAGGTCAAGGTCATTTCGACCGGCTCCAAGGGGAACGCCGTACTGCTGAATGATGAAATACTCATTGACTGCGGCGTTCCATTTCGGGAACTCGAACCATACTGCAAGGGATTGAGGCTCGTCCTGCTGACGCATGTTCACGGCGACCACTTCAACCCCGAGACCATCAAGCGCCTGCACTTCCTGCGCCCTGCGCTGCGCTGGTGCGTCCCTCCGTGGCTCATGGAACCGATGGGACGCATCGGCGTGGACCGCCGCGTGACCGACGAGGGCATGGCAGGCCATGTGCTGTTCTACTCCTGTTCCCTTCTCTACCCCGTCTGTGTGTCCTACAATTCCATTCCTCACGATGTCCCGAATTGTGCGTGGCATATCGAATTTGCAAACGGCGAGCGCGTGTTCTATGCGACGGACTGCGCCTCGCTGGACGGCATTGTGGCGCAGGCCTATGACCTTTATCTGATCGAAGCCAACTACGGCGAAGAGGAGATACAGGAGCGCATGAAGCGCAAGCTGGAAGCGGGAGAATTCAGCTATGAGAGCCGCGCAATGGAGAGCCATCTATCCCGCGAGCAGGCGCACGCATGGATCGCCCAAAACGCCGCCATCGGCAAGAGCCACGTGCTCTATCTGCACCAACACCAAAGCGAGGAGGAATTGAAATGAGCATGAATCGAATCTGCCTGATGGGACGCATCGGGCGTGACTTGGAGCTGAAAAAAACGAACAGCGGCGTATCCGTTGTGTCGTTCCCTCTTGCCGTTGACCGCAACGGCAAGGATGGCGGCACAGACTGGATCGACATTGTAGCGTGGCGCGGAACGGCAGAAGTGCTCTGCAACTACGCCGGACGCGGGCGGTTGATCGGCGTCGAGGGGCGCTTGCAGATGCGCGACTGGACGGACAAAAATGGAAACAAGCGCAGGAGCTACGAGGTGCAGGCTGACAGCGTGTATTTCGCGGACAACAGGCGCTCGGAGGGTAATGATACCACCGCGCCGCAATACGCCGCAGAGAGCGCCGCAGGCGGCTTTGCAGAGGTCAGCGAGGACGACGGCGAGCTGCCGTTTTAAGGGAGTAGTCTATGGCAAAGAGCGGGATCGATTACTTTCCGCTTGATGTCACATTGAACGCAAAGTTTGAACTGATAGAAGCAGAATTTGGCTTGACAGGATTTGGTGTAGTCGTTCACTTGCTGCAAGAGATTTACGGCAAGGCGGGTTACTACATTGAATGGACAGAGGAGGTTGCGCTTTTGTTCGCCCGCAAGGTCGGGTTGGGTGGGAGCGTCGTTTCCGAAATAATAGAGGCTTCTATCAGACGAGGGATGTTCGACAAAGAGAAGTATGACAAGTACCACGTATTGACCTCTAAAGGCATACAGGAAAGGTACTTCGAGGCAGTCAGCCGCCGCAAAACTCTTGAAGTCGATTACAACATCCTTCTGGTTGATGTTGCCCAAATTTTGCCCAATGTTTACATTTCTGCGAAAAATGTAAACATTTTTTCAAAAAATGCTGACATCGAACGACAAAGTAAAGTAGAGAAAAGTAGAGTAGAGAAGAGTAAAGAAGAGTACATATTATGCGCTGAGCCGCAAGCGGCTGACGCGCCGCCGGTGATTTCTTTGCCGCTGAATGACGGGACTTTTTTCGACGTGTCGGAGAACGACAGGGCCAAATGGTCGCAGCTCTATCCGAACGTTGACGTTCTGCAACAGCTCAGAAACATGGCAGGGTGGTGCGATGCAAACCATACCAAGCGGAAGACACGCGGAGGGATTAAGCGTTTCATCACCGCTTGGCTTGCCAGAGAGCAGGACAAGGGCGGCAAAGCGCCGCAGAATAGGCCGTTTGTCGGCGGCGATGTATTCGCCGAGATGCTTGAGGAGGAAAAGAACCGTGGAAAGAGCTGACGTAATTAGCCTTTTAGGGCGTTTAAAGCAGGCTTATCCGCAGGCCTATGCCAAGATGACCCGCGCAGAAGCCGAAGAGCTGGTTTCCCTCTGGTCGGACATGCTGGGCAATGAAGACCCCGCCGAAGCGATGGACGCAGTGAATGCGCTGATCGCCGAGGATACGAGGGGATTCCCCCCGAAGGTCGGCCAAGTGCTTGCAAAGATCAGGGGTGCAGCTTCCCCGCGAGTCTCGGTGGCGTGGATGAAGCCATACATCGAGCGGACAGCCGAACAGGAGGCGTTCATGCCGAGCGTATCGCGTTATGCGAGAGAACACGGGCTGACGTGGGAAGCGGCAGCTGCCAAAATGGCAGGCGGTGCGCCGTGAGCGGGTATCGCGGGGGCATTTTCAAGTGCCCGTTTTACTCGCGGGACTACCGCGACTATCTCAACTGCGAGGGCGCACAAGTCAAGCTACCAAAAGAAGAGCTGGACGAATATACGCGGCGCTACTGCGCCAACGAAGAATGGCGGCGCTGCCCGATCGCTCGGGCGCTGACGCTGCACTACGAAAGGACGGAGAACCGATGAGCGAAAGAAACAGAGACAAGGTAAAACGGCTTGAGCACGAGCTCGGAAGATATCAGAAAAAAGTCGGCGAGCTGATGAAAGCAAATGCGAAGCTGCGCGAGGATATGAAGGGACTGAACCAGCTGCGCATGGCGTTCGATGCTTGGATTATCCAGATCGCGCTTTCCTACGGCGAGGCAGTGAAGGACCCCGACACGGGAGAAGATATCCCACGCATGAAGGCGCTCCACCTCGAAAGGCCGAAGGTGAACCCGCTGCTTGGGCAATACGAGATTCACCAGCGCGTCGATGAGAAGAACGTGATGCATATTGCGGTCGGCCTGCGGGATGATCCGTGCGATCACAATGGCGCAAAGGAGGCAGAGGAATGAGACTGGCTATCATGGACACCAACGCGTTCAACACGATTATCGCCGCCGTAAAGGGCGCGGTATCAGCGAGCATCAGTAGGCCGATGTACAAGAATATCCGGCTGGAATTTCGCAAGAAGAACAAGGCAGTTACGGCTATCGCCACAGACGGCGTCCGGCTTTTCGTGGAGCACGCGACCTGCTGCGAGGTCGAAGAGGATTTCGATTGCTACATCAAGCCGAGTATCCGCCTGCCACGCGGCAACTCCATGCGCTTGGAGCTGAAAGAACGGGACAAGACGGAAAGCGTGGTTGAGATCGAATGTCTCGGCTGCATCTTCGGTTTTGTTCAGCCGGTTGGAGCGTTTCTGGATTGGGAAAAAGTCCTGCCCAATGAACCGACATTCCGTATCGGCGTGAATGCCGAGTATCTTCTCTCGACGTTGCAGGCGGCAAAGGCCAGCGTCGGCGGTGCCTTCAAGCAGCCTGCTATTCTGGAATTCCGTGGGCCACTTGGGCCCATTACGATCAAGACCAACCACGAGGACGTCAAAATGGTCCTGCCAGTGCGAATCAGGGAGGCCGACGATGGCGCTGACATCAGCTGACCTCGCGAGGCTGGGGCCGCAGGCGCAGAAGCAGGTGCTTGACAAACTGGTGGGCGAACAGAAGTCGAAGAAAAGCAAGTACGGCAACCGCAAGGTTGTGCGCGACGGCATCAAGTTTGATTCCGAGCGCGAGGCGGCGCGGTTCGGCGAGCTGAAAGTGCTGCGCGCGATGGGCAAGATTCGCGATTTACGGTTGCAAGCGAATTTTACGCTCGTTGAGGGATACACGACCATCGAGGGCGAGAGAATCAAGCCGATGGTCTACCGCGCGGATTTTGTTTACGAGCGAGCAACTGGGCCGGACTGCAACGGCACGGTGCATTGGCTGCGCGAGGTCGAGGACGCAAAGGGCGTGAAAACGAAAGACTATCTGCTGAAAAAGAAACTGATGCAGGACAAGTACGGCATCACGATCCGCGAGGTGTGAGATGAGCTTTGAGCACTGCCACAGCTGTAAGCCGCCTACGAGGCACGTAGGCTGTCACGGCGATTGCCCGTACTATCAGGCGGATATCGCCAAGTACAACGAGGCGAAGGGAGAAGAAGCTCGCCAAACGCAGGAACGCGGTGCCTATTGGGGCGCGCGGCAGTTTAAGACGAGGCGCTATCAACGAACGAAATGAGGGAGCAAGAAAAGATGTTGACAGAAAAAGAGTTGGGCGAACGGCTCAAGAACGTTCGAAAAATGCGAAATATCAGCCAGTTTCGGATGGCCGATATGATGGGCACAGAACAGTCATTCATTGCCAAACTCGAAAAGGGCGCGAGCTATCCGAAGGTGTCGACGCTATATAGATACGCCGAATGCGTTGGCTTGACGTTGAGCGATATTCTGGCGGAATCCCCACCGGCGAAAAAAGGCATGCTGTCGCCGGAAGAGATCGGCGAGAACATCAAGAAATGGAGTGCGCTGCGGGGCATGAGTATCAAGGGGCTTGCAGAAAAGGCGGGATTATCGCGCAGTAGCATCTTAAACCTCAGAGAGGGACGATGCATCAGCTACATGCCGACGTATCAGTACATTGCCGAAGCACTGGGCGTGACCGTCGGGACGCTGCTCGGAGAGGTGCAGGAAAATGAGTGAGAACACGAACCACGTGCCGTTTAAGACGGTCGTATATCCGCAGCTCAAGAAAGCCTTGCAGTCATCGGGCATGACACCGCCGGAGTTGAGCAAGGAGATCGGCGTCTCCCCGCTCTGCGTGTGGAGATGGACAACGGGGAAGAACGAATTCAGCATCGGCGTTATCAAGGCAATTCTTGCGGTGACGGGGCTGACATTTGAAGAGGCTTTCGGGGAGGCGCGCGCATGAGCAAGATCATGAGACCGAGAACGCCGTTTGAGTTCTGCGTTTATCCGGCGCTCAAGGAAGCACTGGGAAAGACGAATTACAATCAAACCGAACTGGCGCAATCCCTCGGCGTGTCGCAGTTTACGGTGTCGGCGTGGGTGCGCGGCGACCGCGATGTGACGGTGAGGCTGCTGCTGGCGCTGGAAGAGATCACGGGGAAGCCGTTCCGGGAGCTGTTCGGGGAATGCGAGGGGCGGAGATGAAACATCTCGGCGATATTACGAAGATCAACGGCGCGGAAATCGAAGCTGTGGACGTTATCACGGGCGGCTCACCGTGCCAGGATTTGAGCATTGCAGGAAAACGCGCTGGATTGGCCGGTGCAAGGAGCGGATTGTTCATGGAACAGGTTCGCATCGTAAAGGAGATGAGAGAACATGACAGAGCGAATGGACGGACAGGTGACATGGTCAGACCTCGGTTTATGGTATGGGAAAACGTGCCCGGAGCATTCTCAAGCAACAAAGGGCGAGACTTCGCGGCAGTCCTCGAAGAGATCATCCGCATCGCAGAGCCGGAAGCCCCCAATATTGAAGTGCCTGAAAAAGGCTGGAACACCTGGGGGGGCTACCACGATGAAGTGGGAGGACGATGGAGCGTGGCTTGGCGAGTGCATGACGCGCAACACTGGGGAGTCCCCCAACGCCGCCGTCGTATCTCGGTTGTCGCAGATTTTGGAGGCGACACCGCAGGCGAAATACTCTTTGAGCGCAAAAGCGTGTCAGGGCATCCTGCGGAGAGCGGAACGGCGCGGGAAAGACTTGCCGGAAACGCTGAAAGCGGTGCTTCTTATGCAGTCCGAATTAGGGGGGGCTGTGACGGAGGAGGAAAAGGCTCTTTAGTGCAGGAGGACAAGAGCGGAACGCTCGGCATCGGCAACGACCAGACGATTTTCCAAAACTGTCTGACGCAGTGGGACTGCCAAAGCAAACGGATTTTTGGCACAGAGGGAGCATCCCCGACGCTACAAGGTGGCGTTGGCGGCGGAGTAAATAACCCGGCGATTTTCTGCATGGGAACACAGCAAGGCGGGGCCGAGGTACGAGGCGATGACCGTGCACCGACCTTGACCGCTTCCGCAGGCATGAGCGGGAACAACCAGCCGGTTGTATGCGCCGGGTTTAAGCTCGGCAACAGCGAGAAAGCGCGAAGCATCGGCTACGCCGAAGAGCAATCGCTAACGCTGAACGCGGAGTGCGGCGGCAACAAACCCGCGGTGGTTGCACTGGATATGTCGCACGCCTGCGATGTCATCAGAGACTGCGGCGAGGTCGTTCCGAGTTTGCAAGCAAGAATGGGAACAGGCGGCAACCAAGTGCCGCTGACGTATCAAATGCAGGGCTTCGGTGATTACCGAGAGGGGGACGTTGCAAGCAGTTGCAAGCAACGGGACTTTAAGGACGGAACAGACCTTGTGTGTTCCGTCGATTGTCGGAACTTTTGCGAGGGAGGAGAAACAAACGGTACATTGCAGGCCAAATCAAACGGCGGAATCAGCTACAATTTGCAGAATACCGTGAGAACGGGCATGGTGGTGCGCCGCCTTACCCCGATGGAGTGCGAACGGCTGCAAGGCTATCCGGACGGCTGGACGGACATAGGAGAGTGGTACGATGGTCAGACTGGCGAAGGCTATTGGGTCGATAGTCTTGGGAAGCGCCACAAAACAGCGGACAGCCCCCGCTATAAGGCGCTCGGCAATTCTATCGCGCTGCCGTTTTGGGACTTTTTGGCAAAGCGCATCAGCGCGCAATATTTGCGCCCTGTTACGATGGGCAGTTTATTTGACGGCATCGGCGGCTTTCCGCTGGTGTTCGAGCGGCACAACGGCAAAGGCACGGCACGCTGGGCAAGCGAGATCGAGGAGTTCCCCATTGTCGTAACAAAATTGAGATTTGGGGAGGAATGACCATGTACATTGGAGAACCATTCAGCTGGAAGCCTGCCGCCTTTGAGGGCAGTACCGGCATTATGAGCGTTACCACGAAAGAGACGACTGCGCACGGGCGCGTCGTCTACATCAACGAGGCGCACCGTTACTTTACGGCGGAGGCGGATATCAACGGGAAGAAGCTCAGAGAGAGCTTCATGTTTTAGGGAGGTGGAGTGATGGAACGACTGACGAAGCGTTTATCCAGTGGGGCTCCTACTTATAATTACCCTGCAAGTTGTTACTTTGGTGATGATTCTGGCCCAGACAGGATAGCGCAAAGTGCTTTTAGACAAAGATGTGTTGAACGGTTGGCCGATTACGAGGACACGGGGCGGACTCCGGAAGAAGTGACCGCGTTGGGAAACCTGTTTGATTACGCGCTGGAAGAATCGAAAACGCTGACAGAGCAGCTTGCATTGCTCAATCGCATCCGCGAGCTGGCCGAAGCCGACAAGAATGGCTGCGTAATAATCGTGCCGTGCAAGGTGGGCGACACGGTGTATTTTGCTTTGCTTGGAAAAATCATTGAGAAGCAGGTATTTAGCATCGTTGCATTTTCAAATTCCACAAGAATTTACTGTGGCGGAACCAGCGAATATTTCAGGCCAGAGGATATAGGGAAAACCTTCTTTCTTACCCGCGAGGAGGCTGAGAAAGCATTGGAGACGATGAAGAATGAGTAAGGCTGTTATGCTGAGCATCCGCCCTAAGTGGGTGGAGAAGATCGCCAACGGCGAAAAGACCATCGAAGTCAGAAAGACCAAGCCGAAACTGGACACGCCGTTCAAATGCTATATCTACTGCACGCTGCAAGGCTGTAACGAGTTTTTTCGAGTTGATCTTGGGCGTGATGTTGCTAAGTGGAACCGCGGCAAGTGGGCAGACCGCAAGGGCAATGTTATCGGGGAGTTTATCTGCGACCGGATTTATGAGCTTGCGCCTCTCAACCATGCGCCGGATGACGTAGAAAAGCAAGCCTGCCTGACGCGGGAAGAAATTGTGAACTACCTAAAGGGAACCGGCTATGGCTGGCATATTGTCGACCTGCGCATTTATGACCAGCCGCGGGAGTTGACGGAGTTCCGGCGAGCGTGCCCGAATAGTTGGTATTGTGAAAGCTGCGTAATGCACTGGGAAAACAACGGCACTTGCGGAAACGAGAGATTACAGATCAAGCGCCCGCCGCAGAGCTGGTGCTATGTGGAGGCGATGGACAATGGCTGAATACATTGAGCGAGAAGCGGCGATTGCGATAATTGAAGAAAAGCAATATGACGCTTGGGATGAGATTATTGATGCTTTAGAAAATATACCCGCCGCTGATGCTGTGCCGGTGGTGCACGCGCGGTGGGTCTCATTCTTGGACGGTGACCACATCATGCCGGAACGATATTACCGATGCTCACGTTGCGGCAGAGTAGAGAGTAGACGACAGCCGTATTGCCATTGCGGCGCGAAGATGGACGGAGGAGAAGAATAATGGCAAAGTATTTCAGAATTGCAGAGATTGACGCTACTACTTTTGAGCGCATGACTGGCGACGAGCTTGATTGCCTGCAAGTGGCACTGCTTGCGGATGATGGAAACGTGTATGTTGCTGTCGATGAAGATGGGCAAGATTGCATTGAGGTCGACATTGAAATGTTTGATGCGGACGGAGGTGAATGCGAATGATAGATAGCGTGATGAAGAACGTTGGCGCGGCGTTTATGCTTATCGGCGGCGTTGCGTTGGTGGCAATCGTTCTTGGATTGGCAGTCTATGCCGCCGGTTTGGCTTGGATAGCCGCAAGTAATAAGTGGAGGGATATTCTCCGAGCAGAGAGCCTGATCTACGAATACCGCATGAATAGAAAGGCATATATCGAGTGGAGGGGAAAAGCAAATAAGGCACAAGACAATGGAGGCACTCCATGCTGACGATCACGATTAAAGCCAACGTCCCCGCCGCCGACGCGCAGGGCATCAAGGAGCGAATCGCCATGGACATTGAGCGCTACGGCGACGTGAAGGTCGTGAGCATCGTGAGCGATAGAGGGCGAGAAGAACAGATGAAAATGGAAGGAGCCAAGCTATGAGCATCAACGTAAAGAAGTACACCAAAGAACAGATGGCGAAGATGATGGAGGACGCGCAGGAGAAGACTGCGGCGCTTGAAGCAGAGATCGCCGCGCTGAAAAACTGCATCGACAAGAAGAACGATCTGATTGCCGAGTATGCGAACCTAAAGGCGGAGATGCAGCGAAAGAACGTCGTCTTGACCGAGCAGATCGACCAGATGAACGGCGAGGCTATCAACAAGGCAAACGAGATCGCAAATCTGAAAGCGGACGCGGATGCGTTGCGAAACAAGCTTGCTGACACCGAAGCGGCGCTTGGGCGGGCGAACGACGATCTTGCTTTTAAAGGGACGGTCATTGATGTAATGCGGGACAAGCGCTACAACGCCGAGCAGCGCGCCAATTACGCAGAAGCCCACCCGTGGCGTAACCTGTGGGCGTGGCTCAAAAGAAAGCTCAAAATGGCATAAGAAGAGGCGGGGCGAAAGCCCTGCTTCTCTTTTTGCCGTGAGGGAGAACCCCTTTCTTTTCTTTTATATTTCTTTTCTTTCGGGAGAGGGTGCTATATGCAGGATGTATCTATGTTGTGTGTATGTAACTATACAAGGGAGAGCACAGGAAGAGGGAGAGAAAGTTTCCACGCCCGTGGTGAGAAATAAAAGATGGCGTGTTACCGTCGGAAATAGGAAGCTCGGTTCCCCGAGCGGGGGATAAGAATGCTGTGCGATAAGGCCGAGGACGGGGGGCTTGCAGCATAAAAAAGAAAGGCGGTGGCGGCATGGCAAAAGCAGGGTGTCATCCCAAATATGCGACGGTCGAAGAAATGCAGGCCGTCATTGACCAATACTTCGAGGATTGCAAGGGCGAGCCGATCATAGGGGACGATGGTATGCCAATCCTCGACAAATTCGGGCAGCCGTTTATCATTCATCAGCGCCCACCGACGGTGACGGGGCTCGCGCTTGCGCTGGGATTTACGAGCAGGCAGGCGCTGCTGAACTATCAGGCAAAGAAAGGATTCGTTGACACGGTTACGCGCGCGAAGTCTCGCATCGAGGCTTACGCAGAGGAACGGCTCTTCGACCGAGACGGCCAGCGTGGCGCTGAATTCAGCCTGAGATACAATTTCCGCTGGGTAAATGACGAGAAGAAGGAAGACGGCGGAGAGAGCGTGTGCGGCGTGGCAGAGCTGCCCGCGGTGATGCCTGCTCCGCAGGACGCGGGAGGTGATGCGAATGGCGAAGCGTAGCGTGGTATGGAAGCCGCAGCCCAAGCAGGCGCTCTTTATGAGCCGCTGGGAGGACGAGGCACTATACGGCGGCGCAGCCGGTTAGGCGGGGGGAAATCCGATGCGTTGGTCATCGAGGCATTGCGTCAAGTAAATATCCCGTATTACAAGGCAATCATCCTGCGAAAGACCTTCCCACAGCTTGCCGAGCTCATTG